GTCAAAGCAGCCGTGCCTGTCGTGGTTTGGATGCCGAGGTAACGCTCGTAAGGAACATCCACACCAACTGGTACAGGAACAACCAACTCAAACCCGGCTACCAACGATGCTTTAGCAATTGCACCGGACGAGTAGTGAACACTTGCACTACCGTCTGTGGCAATTGCCGCTGCCGCGTCAGAAACGAGTTTAAAGTCAACCGTAGCAGACCCGCCGGAAGTAACAGCCGTGTCTACCTGAATGACGAGGTAGATGGGCTGCCCATTGCCGAGTTCTACCGGATTAGTCGGGGCAGAACCCAAGTCGATTACGTCACCGATAAGATCGGTATCCGTGCCTGAAGTGTCCAACGCAGTTGCGTCAGCAAACTCCAAAAGTTCGTCCATAATCATATGTATTACTCCTTCGATCTGGACCGTTGAACCAACCTAGCTGATCGTCGCTTCGTTAGTCTTGAGCGAGTCAACTCGGCGTATGGGGTAGCCACCCCACGAGGTCTGCATCGTACCCCCAACCATATCCATAGACAGGGTCGAGTTTTTGACACCGTCAGATGTCTGACGCCGCAACATTGACAAAATCGACTTGTCCATGTACCACGCGCAACGTCCAACCGAAGTATTCGGAATTTCAGTTACGGCTTGGTGCATAAGGTCGTTCAAGTCGGCAGAGCTTCCCGAAAGGTCGGCAGCCAAGTTGGAACGGTCGATGTTGGCAATGCGGACGATATAACGCCAGTCGCGGACAGACAGTCCTACGTCCCAGCGATAGTGCGTCCGATACGCCTGCATTAGGCCCGAAGTGGAGCCTGCCGCATCTTGCACAGTGACTTCGCCAAGGTCTCTCTGCTGAATGCCAGCTTTTGAGCCTTTGGGGATGATGCCGTGGCAAGTATTAGGCGACCAGCAGATAAGCCAAATTGAGGCGTTATCAGAGCCTGATCCCGCACCATTAATAATGTTGTCGCCGTTCTCGGCGGACAAACTATTAAAGCGAGGGGCCAAACCAGTAAACTCTTCCGGGGCGGTTGACTCGTCGCCATAGAACAGCTTCGTGGCTAGGGTTTGGTTCATGCCCTCAATGTGAGGACGGTCTTCCTGAAGACGGAAGGACGCAGGGTTTCCGGCCATATCAACAAGGGCCTTATCCACCTGTGAGTAGTCTTCCATCATTCCGCAATTATCCGTGACCTGTACGGCCCGACTTTTGGTCGGCTGCACAAATCCGTACATCTTACGGAAGGTAGGTGAGGGTAAACCGGACCGCATGGAAGTACGGTGACCCGTCGTGAGGTTGCCCTCAAGCCACGTCATGTCTTCCAGAATCTCGTTGGTCTGGTTCAATATTTCGATCACGTCGGCAATGCTGCCGTCGGGATCGGTGACCTTCGCCAAATCAGCGAGGGTCGGGTTCTCGGTGCCAAGCGTAGCCATGAAAGTTTACTCCTTCTCTAGCTTGGTTGTTGCTCATTGAACATAGACGGGTACATGCGTTGCAGGGCGTCTTCATTGCTGGCTTTGTGACCATCGCCTTCAATAAGGGGCGCGTCCGTAATGCTCTTACCCATCCGGTACACGAAACGTAAAAACGCTAGGTTGTTTCCAAGTCCCAGACCGTCGATGTTGTTTGGCCCCGGAGCGTCAATCAAAGACTTGAGGTCATCGCCACCAAACTCGTCCGTTACTTTCTTGATAACGGCAAGGTTAGACTGGAGGCTTCCGCCACCTAACTCGTTGTCTGCCTTGACGTCGTCAGCCCACGAATTTACGCGGTCTATGTAGGCGTTTGCCTGATCGACTTGCGCCTGCATGGTAGCCTGAGCTTCATATTCCACGAGAGACTGAAACTGATCTTGCGACAGCTTCATTTCTTTAGCGGCGTCTTTGAAGGTCTCTACCTTTTTTTGGGCTTCCTCGCTGAGATCGAAGTCCTCGGGCGGTGTAAACTCGTACTCTTCGGGCACACCGTCCGCCCCGTCACCCCCGTCGTCCGACAGCAGGGTTTTGGTATCGTCGGAAGCGGCACTCTCCTCCGCCGCTTCTGCATTCTGTTCTTGAGGCTCTGGAGCTTCCTCCGTTGCCTCTTCCTCTACTACTACTTCTTCTTCCTCAGCCATCAGTATCTCCTCCACTGGCTACGCTCACTTCACCCTGACAACAGTCGCCGTCAGTTACACATTTGCAATCGGCACACTGATAGTGGCCGTGTACCCACACTTTCGGCTTGTCGCACCCGCATTTAGGGCAAGTCAGGTCGTGCATAATACGAGAGTCGGCTATCGCTGTTTGCGCTCTGTCACTCATCAAAATGATTTTCCTGCAACATCTGGATAAAGAGGCTAGGACAATTAGCGCGGGCCTCTTCGACAAGGCTCTCACCAACAGAGCGAGCGCCCTCGTTAAACGCCGTACTATCAGTGCAGTTCGGCACATGGCTCGACGCACTAACGTGGCAGCGGCTATACGCAATTTCGTAAAACCATCTACGACCGCGCTCCGAAGAGAGGATATGTTCAATGTCATGCTTTCTGTCCTCTTCCTGATCTACTGCCTTCTGTATCTGACCGGGGTCAGTGCTGTCCTTTACAACGTGAATAGCCACTACACGGTCTCACCCGGAGGGGCGTCCGCGCCTGCTCCTAGTAAGTCGGTTAAAGCGTTGGGGTTCTGTGTGTCAGCTTCGCTGAGAACTTTAGCACCCTGAGCTAACTGGCTGCCTTGCTCTAGCGCCTGCTGCTGCTGCATTTGCTGCATACGCTCCTGACGTTTCTGCGCTACTTGGTCTTGCCCGTACAGAAGCTCTGGAGACGCACCCATGATATCCGCGTACTCGCGCACGGCAAAGTCCATGTCCACGTTGTCCATAACTTCCGGGTTGACTGCCACAAGATTGCCAGCAAACGCCATTGTTCTCTCGATGGTCGTTGCAGCTACGGCTTGTTGTGCCTGTGCTAAGAGGGAGACGTAGTCCACATCTAGCTCTACTCCGTCGAGCGCCTCTGGAGGATCGGGGAGGAGACCGCCCTCCACGGCGAACTCAAAGACGTCGTCCAGAAGTGGGGTTAGCAACTCTACGTTGCACCTCTGTAGCACAGGCGAAAGCAAGGTTAGCTTTTCTTCATGCCTCTCCACAACCTCTGTAGCCGTCATCTGTCTCCTGTCCGACTGGATCATCATTGCAAACAGGTCCGCGTAGAAGCCCCGCTGTATCCGGTCCTGCACTTCTCGAATGTCCAGCGCCATCTCCTGAATGCGGGGCTGTATTTGATACGCGGGTTGAAAGCCTTGGCTGCCCTGCGTTGGGTCAACGTATGTATTTCCACCCGGAAGCGTGGACGTCGGCTTGCCGCGCAGATTGATCGACGCAACCATCGGCGGGTTGACCATCTTGTCTATGGCCTGAGCCTTACGCTTTTGCTGGTGCTGTAACTGCTTAATATCCCCGAGTGAGTCCATGCCGGGGGATCGCCCATAGACATCCCCCTGTAGGACATCCCAGCGGGGGACGTAGGCAGGCATTTTTGTGTGGCCGCCTTCAAACAGCAGCTTATCGCCGTCGCCTCCGTACTCCATGTACGACGACCTGACGGGCATGTTTAATTGATCCTGTTTGGACATATCGCGCTCTTCGTTACGGCGCGGCTCAATCATATGGATAATTGGTACAAGCTCGTCGTAGTTCTTGCTGTCCCACAATTTCTTGGTGGTGGCGCTAATACCGTCCCAGTCTATAGTGCCGTCGTCCTGTACGCCGAATTTCTCTACTACTTGGCTGACCGTCATGGTAAAGTAGCGGCCTAATGTATCGACTTCGCCAAGATGGTTTTCAGCAATGACATACTCGCCAGCGGTGTATGGTCGGAAGCGTATTACCGTGTCGAAACTACGCTCCCTGTAGAGCGGCGCAGTACCGAACGCGCCCAACTCGGTGTAGACGGTGTGCATGACGTTGTAGAAATTAGAGGCGTTAAGGATAGCCCTCTCGATTTTCTCTACTTCATGCAGCCATACTTTCACGTCGTCCCGTTCCATAAG